TCTTCCCCCAAACCCCCTTCACCTTCCCAAAAGAAAAAAGGTATACTACGTATACCCAAAAAAGAAAAAGTTTCCTCACTCGGAGATGGAAGAAAACCAAAGTCAATCGATGAGGTTGTGGAATATTTCCGGCAACGAGGCGTTCCCGACCCTGAGCCAAAAGCAAGAGAGTTCTTCGACTTCTACGAGGCGAATGGATGGGTGCAGAACAAAAAGCCACTCCACAAATGGGGATGTTGTTTAACCCAATGGATAAAGCACAACCCCTCATGGAAACCGACAGAGGAAGATACCAACACCATCAGATTGGACGATGTGTTGAAGTGGATGCAGAAAGAGCGTCCAGAATGGTACGAGAAATTCAAGAAAGCGAAAAATATTAATGACATTGATGGATACTACCTCGAAGAGTTCCGTGGGGCTTAAGCCTCACGATGTCGATGCAGAGCACGGAATGCTCGCATGCATCGGGAAAAATACCGAGCACATGGTGGACGCTATGGAGCGAGGAATGACGGTGGATTGGTTCATGGATCCGACCGCAGGGATTGTTGCTCAACGGATGATCGATAATGAAAAAATAGGCAAAGATGTGGATGACATCACGATTGCCCTGTCGGTCTCCGAAGAGCATCGAGTAAATGCGTTCGATCTGTTCGGCAAGGTGGAGACTTCTGCCCAGTTTGGTTTTTTCATGGAGAAAGTGGAAAACCTGTACATGAAACGCAAAACAATCGACACATGCAACGGTTTGCTTGAGAAAGCGTACGAGACAGGTACACGAGCACAGGATGTTGTGGAGATGGGAGGAACTGAATTCTCCAAGCTATCTCTGAAGGATAAATCAAAACTAACTACCGCAAGGGATGTCATGGAATCAACATGGGCATCCATTCTCGAAAGGCAGAAAGTTGGCGCCATAAACGGAATACCTAGCGGAATCAGGAGTTTGGATAACATGACTTGTGGGTGGCACGAGAATGATTTAATCACACTAGCCGCTCGGACATCTGTAGGGAAAACCGCATTTTCTATTGAACTTGCATTGTCTGCACTTAGAGCCGGAAAGACTGTTCAGTTCTTCTCCCTTGAAATGGTGAATGAATCAGTAATGGAACGGATGCTCGCCAATGTATCAGAAGTTCCTGTGAGGGTGATTATCGACAAGGTAATGACCCAAGGTCAGAAAGATGCCGTAGAAGTGGCAAAAGAGTTCCTGTCCAACTCAAGGTTATACATGGAAGACGCAGGGGACATGACTGTTTCCACTATCCGTGCAAAAGCCAGGAAGTTAGCAAGGAAAGGTTTGGACATGATCGTTGTGGACTACTGTCAGATTGTTCGCCCCGAGGACTCCAAGATTCCAAGAGAGCAACAGGTGGCAAGTATTACATGGGGGCTGAAAGCACTGGCTAAGGAATTAAAAATTCCAGTAATCATGCTGAGTCAGGTTAATAGGAATGCCGATCAAACCAATGCCTGCCCCAAGTTGTCAGACCTAGCTGATTCTGACCGAGTTGGGAGGGACGCTGATGTGGTGCTGATGCTTTGGAAAAAGAAAGGCGAAAAAGGCAAGGATGATGAGACATTCATCGAGGTAGCTAAGCAACGGAACGGAAGGTTGGGTCCAGTGCCACTAGAGTTCATGGCATCCAAGCAGAAATTTAAAGAAAAGCTAGAATCAAGGCTTTCTTAACATAAATAACAAATACGATAATGGATATATCAAAATACCACATGGTGGGTCGTTTAGTTAATGACCCAGAGACAATAGAAACGAAAGCAGGCGAGCTTACTAAAATTTGCGTCGCAGTTAATAAAAAAGTAGGGGGCGAGGACAGAGCATCATTCTTTGACATAGAAGGATGGGACAAGATGTCTGAGAGACTATCTAAATTCAAGAAAGGTCAGGTCGGATATTTCGATGGAGACTTTGAGATGGTCCAGTTTCCGGCAAAGAATAAGGAAGGAGAGGAGATAAAGACAAAAGATGGCAAACCAGTCATGCGTAGAGTGGTTAAGTTTACTGCATGGGGTTGTCGCTTTGGTCCTGGTGGAGATGGCCCTAAAAAGGTTGTTGCCAAGACCGTCACTCCGGACGATGCCGAGGAAGACGTTCCCTGGTAAGAGGTGAGTGTTTGGGTTCAATCCAAGCACGGCGATTGGGACATCTCCCTTGAGTTTGGTCAGTACCATGAAGAAAAGGTCAGGGCTATATTCGAGGGGGATGCTTCCACAATCGAAGTTAAGGCAGATAAGGCGTGGCATTATACTGGAAATGTGGCGATTGAGTATCGCTTTCGGGGTAATCCGTCAGGTCTATCTACAACAAAGGCAAAATGGTGGTGCACAGTACTAACGAACAAGGACGACCCCGAGGAGACGGATATGCTGATCCTATGGGAAGTGAGCAAACTAAAGGCTCACCTAAAGAAAATTTGGAACAGATTAAGGAAGGTGGATGCAGGGTACAGGAGGGCAAGCAAAGTCCTACTTGTTCCAGTGAAGGACTTTCTACCTGTTCTGAATATGAACTAACACTAGCGTGGATGTGGGATACGCAGGATGTCACATGCCCGCCACACAGGAGATAATACATGAATGATTTACATAAGGACGCAGGGTTTATTTTGCTCTGCCTAATAGTGGTAATGGTATGGGGGTGGTTAGCATCAGGGTGTGCATCCTCCTCGAAATGCGGGAGTTGCCCCGAGGAAGGCCACGGACCTTGCCCGGTTGAGCCAATTAAATGTTGTAACGGTCATATCCATGACCCAAGACCAAGATGAGTAGAAGATATTACAAATTGTCCCGGAAGCTAGCGAAAGCAATCACACCTTTTGCATTACGGAGGTACGAAAAGGAGAAAGGCAAATTAAACCGATACGAGGGTGGCATACTTCTTTTCGTTAGAGACTTAGATCCGACCAGAATGCTGGCAAAATTTAGAGATAATGAAGGAGAATCCTAGTGAATTAAAAGGGGCAGAACCGTCCCATTTATCAAGGGATATGGTGGATGCCATATATAAGGGGGAGAAACCACCCGATCAGGTTGATCTGGACGAGGACATTATGCTCTACAAAAAGGCGATATCCTTCTGCAAGAACGAGCAACTAAAGACACAACTAAAAGACTCCTTGATTATTCTTCAGCAAAAGAAGATAGATGGCGTTTAATAATGTCGAACCATACGATGACGGCACTTACTTGGTTCGCTCACTCAGGGAGCCGAGTTTGTGTCATCTCGTTGATATAAAAGCGAACGATGGTTATGGAGAATGTTCGTGCAAATGGTTTGTGTGCAATATCGCACCAAAGCTAAAAAAAGGTATTAAGCCATTTAAGAAGTGTAGGCACTTAAAAGCAGTCAGGGGCTATATTCGCCTCCAACAGAGTCGCCATCATTAAATTCCTGTACCGCATTCATCATTACCAGGTCTTGCATCTCACAATGTAAGCATCCGATAATTGTCTGGAAGTTCAGTCTTGGCTCAAGTGGTGAGTTCATGACCTGTGCATTTGGACCATCGGCATCCCCGATTGTGTATTTGTTAATCAAGTTAGCTAGTTCCATTTGGAACTGATCGGTCTGCTCATGGTAATCCTTGCTCATATTAACCAACCTTTCTCACGACTTTCTTTCGGCCATTTATGTATATAATCGTGGCACTCCCGGCAAACTGCCATCCAGGTATCCACATCTAGGTAAAATCGTCCCCTTCCTGCTTTGTGGTGAACATCAAGCTTACGCTTCCTGCCACACTTTTCACATGCTTTATCTGTTAAAAAACTCGAAGTCAGCTCTCTGTATTCCCGCAGCTCTCTCTGCCTCTTTTTGCTGACTCTCCTCAGTGGTGACCTTTTCATAATTTGACAACTTGCTCGCCCTTCCGAACCACATATCTTTGTCCGAATAAAGTTCCGGTGGTGGATCAAAACCTCTCTTTTTCCAAAATCTTCTCCATCCTGCATCTACCTCCTTGTGCAGTTCCGTTAAGTTGCAACCGAGTATTCCCTCAGCTGGTGCTGTACTGTCTATCGCCCCGTTGTCCTCCATGTTCACCATCCCAATCTTTTTCTATTGTTACTACCTTGCCGTTTTTTTCCGGCAAAATTTCCAAAAAGAACTTCTCCCAATCCATGGTATCAGAATCGGTCTTCACTACATAAACAACAAGTGAGGTCTCAAATATATGGGTATGCCTACTCACCTGCTACCTTTCTCATATATAAGAAATGCAAACCCAATCAGGATGCACATTACCAACGAGAACAATTCTACCATACTAAGGTCCATTCTTGTTGAACCTCAAGTCGTCTAATAAGGTCGAGTGCGTCTCCTGTTTCTTCTCCAGGAAGTTAAGTCTCATGTTCTGTTCAGCGTCGTCAGGTAATGACCCGATAGTGCCCCTCGGCCAGTTATCTCTGAAGAAGCTGTTTCGTTCAACATCATGACGCAATCGTTCAATCTCTAATTCTAGGTAATTGAGCCGTGCGTAGATCATCGCTCCGCTGTAAACAACGAATATGGCTGTGCCCAAAACTTTGGCAACAAAGCCTAAATTTGTTGATACCTTTTTGGCTTCTCCAATCTCCTCTGTCATCTCATCGACTTCTTTCCACGGCACTTCCACTTTTTGCGGGAAAGAGCATTAGCGCAGGGTGGGTTCTTGCACTTCTTGATGCCAGCACTTCTCGCACAGTAAGCATCGCCTTTTTTGGTGCCAGCCCTGATTCTTGGACCCCCACCTTTGGCTTTTCCTGCCTGCCCATAGCTTCGGCATTTGCCATTAACTCGTTTCGCAAACTTCTTACCTTTGTTTGGTTTACATGCTTTCTTCTTAGCTGGCATTAGTACCTACCTCTTTTTTGCGCACTTTGAGCAGCAGGCTTTTTTTTTGAGCCAGTTTTCTTTTTGTACGCTTTTGCTGCGGCTTTACCTTTTTTGGTGTATGGGAATTTTTTACCTTTTACTGATGGCATGATATTACGCTTTCTTTGTTCTTCTACCCATCCCGACTCTGCGTTTCTGGGCTACTAATTTTTTCTTGTTTTTCCCTACCTGTTTCCAGGTCTTGGGTGTTGATTTTGAAATTCTCTTACTGGGTCTACACTTCTTAATCCCTTTAGTCTTTTTCCCACCTTTCTTCTTACCTCCTCCGCAAGGGTTACCATTCTGATCTGTCCACTTCTCCTTAAACCAGCGTTTTAGATTAGCTCCAGCCTTTCCCTTGCGTACCGCCATATCACTTCTTGCCCGCCCTTCTCTTTCGGCATTTTGCAATTGCGCCCGAGGCATATGCACTAGGAAAAACTTTGTATGTCCGCTTTACCTTGTGGTAACAGGCATCCTTCTTGGACTTAGGTTTACTTGACTTGCGTTTTTTCATAAAGCCTCTGGACATCCTTTCGCCTGTCCTCCAGCACCTTGTTCATCAATTTCAATTGCTCGCTCGTGCGGGCCTCTGACAACTCAAGTCTCCTTAAAAGACGATTAACCTTATCCAGTTCCAACTTGTTTTTCTTCAGGAAGAACGCCAGCACAGATAAGGCAACCCCCACCCCTGCAAACATATAATGCGAAACTTCCATATTACTAATCTAATTTATTAGGTCATAGTAAGTCAACCTTGTCATCTTTCAACTTTTTCTTACGACCTTCCGGCTCAATTATCATGAATGGGGTCTCATACAACCCATGCCCATGAAATACCCTATCGCAAAAATAACACTGCCCCCCGCCTACTTCCGGCAAAAGTGTGAACTTCCAACCATGCTTTTTCGCACAGGTTTTACATGTGAATGCCCTGAATTTCCTTCCCTTACTCACTTTTTATCATCCTCACTCCATCCAAATGCTAAACCATACTGCTCTCTAGCCCAGCATTGCTTCTTTACCAGGTTGCTAAACGGCACATAACAACCACACCCCATGTTACCAAGGCGGCAACGCCTATATCTGGCATCATATATAGGGCACTTCATGCATACCTTCGCACGCCTAATCCACTCAGCTTTACTTACATTATGCTTCCTGATTTCAAATAAGCCCCATAGCACCCCCTTAAAAGCCTTCCAGCCTCTTTCAAGCCATAGTACCTTCAGCCACTCCCTGTACATCCTCATGCCCACACTATGACCTAATAAAATAGATCCTGCAAGATGCCATTTGGTTCAAATTTCAGGAAAGTTCCGAAAAGGGGTATATACATGTGGCAGTGCTTCGACCCAATCCCCCCTCCCCGCCCCCCTGCTGACCTAATGTATGTTAGGTCATAGTGGTTGTGTAACTTGCTCGTATGCAACGAATTACATGAGTATCACATTATTAACCTTTACCAAATTGCTTATTGATTAAGATTTAGTTGCATACCACTTTCCCCTTGGAATCCATTCCATGAACTACCTTGAAGGGAAAGGGAGAGGTCATACCTCAAAAATACAGGGTGCTTTAGAAGTTGCTTAAGCTCACGAGGCGATAGCATGTGCAAGGCAGTGCCTACGAATTAAGATTAAATGCTTAAAATTATGTCACTTGTATAGTGTATCTCTTTTGGATTGTTGCGTTGTCTCTGTCTTTATGTCAGAAAACAACAATAATACGTCAAAACGGATCGGAGCATTACAGCGTCCGAATACACTTAACGAAGGTCTAGCGTCTATCTCGGATGAGAACCATTCTATGATTCTTACTGCTAGGAAGACACTTGATGACTTAAAGACTTCATTGTCTGAGGGTAATCATATGACTGAGGACAAGCCTACTAGCATGCTTATTAAGGATGCGGAGGAGGCACTAGCGACAGCACTACGTGAAGGTCAACTTATCTTATCTGATGAGGGTTTGACAACGATAGTGGAGGCTACGAAGCGAGGCTTCGGAATGCTAGGTCTCAAGGCAGACTATGACTTCCACTTAACTAATGCTCATCGGGCAAAGGTTGAGGAGGCTGAGAAGCTCTATAGAGAGCGACTCGCCACGGATGAAGGTCAGGCACAGGCGAATGACATCATGGCAATCCACATTGCTTCCGGGCGTTGTGGTAGCATGAAGCACAGTCTGTCTGTCAAAGACGGACGGACCAACCTGTCCACCACTAGTCGTTACACTAGTCCTATTAGTGGAAACTCCAAGTTGCTAGACCGAGTTTGTGATATTGACTCGACCGCTGAGGTGGTTGAGGTCGAATCCAAGTAAATCGTTAACCTCTAACATGGCACTGCCCTGTGAGTCCACAGCTATAGGCATGGGCATCCATCTTTATGAGACAACGCACAAGTATAAATTATGAGAAATCGTACAGATGGTGGCGTGGCGAGCAGAATAGATTGAGGAAGATATCCCGCAGGAAGGAAGCACTGCAGATTATGCGTGGGACTTCATGGGAAGTCATTCTTCGGTTCAAAGAAGCTCAAGCTATGCTAAAATTGATGTATCGCAGGGCAAGCGCTCGTGAGCAATCACGTGCCAATAATCCTAACCTCGTCAAGAGGGATGGTGTATGGCAACAGCGTGCCTTCCAAATACTAAATGTGCCTACTCGGCATGGTACGATACAATTCTCAACCACTACACGAGGTATGGACACCCAACGATTGCGTAAACAACGCAATGGTGTACGGACGGTCCAAGTTCACATGGCATGGGACTCAATCAATTACGATTGTCCGTCCGATGTTATAGCACAAGAAACTAATGAAGACATCGCAACATATCTTAGCGATACACTAAAATGGGGACATAATCAGCATACACCTGATCCTGTATTGCCACACAATAGTGTTGGTAAATTAAATGGTATAGGTAAAAAGCGAAAGAAAGACGATGCATATTGGAATGAACGTATGCCCGCAGGTCTTTCGCCCGAAGAACAAAATCTTTTCAAAAGCCAATAAGAAGGTGGGGTGAAAACCCCACTTTTTTTGGTCTCGTTCCTATCACCATGTTCCTGGAGGTGTCTGCTTTATCTTAATTCGTATTCCTGTATCTACATGAACCTACGTCAACCTACATTAACCTACGAGCCGTGTGCTCACTATTACTATGATTACTCTTATTCAACCCCTTGGGGAAATTAATAAACACTTACAATATCTTATGTCGCATCAGGCATCCAGTGTCTGGTCACCTGATACGTTTAAGGTATCCTTTGCTAAGTCCAAAAGGCTATGCCAGGCACATGGTCTAATCATGGATCCATCTATTCCGGTCGAGGAACGATTCGCCCACAATACTCAGCTTCGTAGTGCCTTGGATAAAGGTGCTTTGATTATCTCTTTTACAAACGAAAACCTATGATCTAATAAATTATGTCACATCTTGAACCATATAAACCTCCCACAATTGTTGTCGCCACTAGTGCTACTACTATGCCGAGCGATATAATCTGTCCTGAATCACTTGCTAAGCATCAGGAACGCAAGGAATCACTTGTTCCTCGTACTGTGTGGATCAACAAAACTACGCCCATTACTGAGTGGGTTGAGCCTGCGACCGCAGCTTACTACGACAAGGTGGGCAAGCGTACAGGTCAACAATCAATCCTGCGTAATGTCACTCCCAACCAGGGTAAATCTTTATGATAAATACTGCAATTAACCTAACATCAGCAGGGCTGATACTGGTCGATGAAAAACTAAATTCCGTCATCGTTCAGCAATTCGGGAAGTCTTGGTGCTTTCCAAAAGGTCATATAGAGCCGGGTGAATCTAGCTACGACTGTGCCTCTCGTGAGTTTCGTGAGGAGACAGGACTAACTGCGCCTATGCCAACAGGAGATAGATCAACAATGCGAAACAGTAATTATACTATTGCATTTACTAATGAACCACCTGTGGAGACAGTAGTCACTCGTCGGGTATTCACTGGTAAGGGATGGGATGGGGAACTTAAGTCCACTAAGTACTACCTTGCTACACCAAAGGGTGCTCATGGGTTATGTAAAGACTTAGACCTGTCCGGCCATCGGGATGATGACATCACAGATGTGCGTGTGGTTGACTACAATACATTGCTGAAAATGACCCAATATTGTCAGTTCCACCCTGGTGATTTCAATGCTTTGTCCGACCTCGTTACAGATATGATCAGTAGATACAAGGGTAATCGGAAGAATCACTGGCGACCAACTAGAATTCAGTACGAAGACTTCATGTGTCATTCGGACAGTTTCAGCCTAAACAACCTTCCTAAAAGCTGGGAATACAAATTCTGGGAAAAAAATGATTGATCCTGATGATATACAAAAGTCCATAGCAGGTGGCATGGATAAGGATAATATCCAAGTCGATATGCACCCTGCTGAAATTACTGTGCGCTTTAAGGACCGACCACCAACTGGTTTGCGTGGCAAGGATGAGGTTCAGGAGTTTGCATTATTCTGTGCTGCTTGTGCGGGTAAAAACTCTCACCAACAGGCAGCTAAGCTAGTTAGATTTGAGGAGGAACTATGGGATGTACTCTTTGAGCGTACTGACAAAATAGGTGTAGGTAGAACTACTATATTTGATGTAATCAATGTACTAGATGGGCATGACCATGTAGCTGAAGCAATTAAGCGTAGTAAGCTAGGT